AGTTCAATAGCGATTGGTCTTCAAGCTGGCGCCGTTAATCAAGATCAAAGTGCTATCGCAATAGGTGCGGCAGCAGGTTATAACATTCAATCAACTAATACAGTTGCCATAGGAACACAGGCTGGTTCTACATCACAAATGGCAAGATCAATTGCCATAGGACTTCAAGCGGGTATATCGAGTCAGTCAACTGCGGCAATCGCCATTGGATCGGCCGCTGGCGCCATAAATCAAGGTCAAAGTGCCGTCGCAATAGGTACAGCAGCAGGTTATAATATTCAATCTACCAATTCAATTGCGATAGGTACACAGGCTGGTTCTACCTCGCAAATGGCAAGTTCAATAGCGATTGGTCTTCAAGCTGGCGCCGTTAATCAAGATCAAAGTGCTATCGCAATAGGTGCGGCAGCAGGTTATAACATTCAATCAACTCATTCAATCGCAATAGGTAGTTCAGCAGGTTCTACATCACAAATGGCAAGTTCAATAGCGATAGGCCTTCAAGCTGCCGCCGTAAATCAGTCAACTGCGTGTATTGCCATTGGAACACAGGCAGGCACCATTAATCAAGGTGAAATCGCTATTGCTATTGGATTACTCGCAGGCTATAATCTTCAATCCACTAGTGCGATTGCCATAGGAACACATATTGGAAGCACCAATCAAGGGTCATATTCAGTAGCTCTAGGATTTCAAGCCGCACAAAGTAGCCAAGGGTCATATTCAGTAGCTCTAGGATTTCAAGCCGCGCAGACTACTCAAGGAATAAGTTCAATTGCCATAGGAACTCTAGCTGGCGCCCTAAATCAAGGTATTGCGTCTATTGCCATAGGTACCCAATCAGGAAGCACTAATCAAGGGTTGTATTCAGTAGCTCTAGGTGTTCAAACTGGACAAAGTAGTCAAGCTATAAGTTCCATCGCAATTGGAGTTCAAGCTGGACAGACTGTTCAATCTACAAACGCAATTGCCATAGGAGTACAAGCAGCAAGCTCTCATCAAGGATCATATGCGATTGCCATAGGAACACAGGCTGCCGCCGTAAATCAAGGAGCTAATTCAATCGCAATAGGCAATTTGGCAGGAAATAGTGCCTGTGGAGTTAGTAGTATAATATTAAATGCGCAAGGAATTAATCTACCAAGTGCAGATAATGGGTTCTACGTAGCACCAATTCGATCCACAATAGTTGGAAGTACTATAAATAATTATCTATCATATAATACAACTACAAAAGAAGTATTTTATAATCCAACACCTACACCAAATCCTTATATAAGAGTTATTAATGGAGATATGACTGTAAATCAAAGAGAAAATGGGGCGGTTGTATCAATAAGTCAGACAGTGCCTGGATTAAATTCGCCAGGAGCTATTTTATGGCCTGTAGATAGATGGATAGGTTATTATAATACAGATCCTGGTACTTTTTCAGTTCAACAATTACCTATAGGAGATCTTCCAAACTTTAATTATTGTATGAGAATAAATGGTGCCGCACCTCAACCAGGGATACCATTTGGTAATATGTATACAATACTTGAAGCGAGACAGGTACGAGAATTAATGCAAAATTCAACGACCACCGCGCCACAATTAACTTTATCATTCTGGACACGTTGCTCTTTACCAAATTTTAATTTCAGTATTAGTTTATCTAATTATCCAGAAACTAAAGCATATACTATAGATAGTGTAACAAGTTCAAATGCTGGTACTTGGACAAGAAATATTATTACATTTAATAGTGGAACAGGTCCAAATTGGGATTTTACAGAAAATAATTATAGTATGTATTTGACAGTGTGTTATCTTAAATCGCAGGCATGGATTGATGCTAAAACTAGCAGAGCTACTAATGAATGGGTGACAGCAGGAGGTGATGCTAAATATTCAAACCAAGTATTTAATCAACTTGTTTTAGGAACTACATTTGATATAACAGGATTTCAGTTTGATTATGGAAATTTTGCGTCGCCTTATCAAACAATTGAGTATTGGCTACAATTACAATACTGTAGACGTTATTATTATCGTATTACAAGCAATTCAACAACATATTTACTAGGTCCAACTATACCTTATGGAGAAACTATTCAAAATTGTACTATTACACTTCCATCACAAATGCGAATATCCCCTATATTATCTTTTTCAGGTCAAGCTATAATTAATGTTAAAAATATAAATGATACATATACTTGTACAGCTCTTGCTCAAGATACTACAATTAATTCAAGAGAAACCAGTAATTTGTCAGCCACTTTCTCGCCAATATCAAATGGGGCAGGCTATTTTTTTATTAATGCTAATGGCGCATGGATAGCATTCTCGGCAGAATAATTTATAACTTAATTAATTTTTTAGACCAATGGGCATTTAGACCAACGCGCTTCGCATTCATTTTAAAATGTTCGTCGGTCTAAAATGCCCAGCGGTCTAATAAAATATATTTAGTTATTTATGCTGGGAATATTGGAATCTGCCAATAATTACCATCTACGCAAATTAATATTGATGAATTAAATATAGTTGGAGGTACAATAGAGGATATATTTGACGGAGCCATACAAATTGATGAAAATATTAATTCATTTGTTGTTGTTTTATTTCCTATAATAGTATCATAATCTATATTTGTTGTACTTATTGTACTCACATTAATTAATGATCCAGTCATATTATCAAAATTCATACTAGTTGTATTAATTGTATTGGCAGTAATTGAAGTACCTTGTAATTCATTATAATATGTAATTCCAAATATTTCCAATGAATTTGTCCTAATATCGGCACCTCTTAATGTACTAAAATACATATTTCTTGTAATTATCGATGATATATTCATAGTTGATCTAACATTTACCGAGTTCGTATTAATCGAAGAACCAATAAGTGTAGAGAAAAGTAAGGTTGATATATTTATTAAACTTGTATCAATTATACCACCTGTAAGTGTAGAGAAAACTAAGGTTGATATAGTAGCAGTATTTGATTTAATTGTACTACCTGTAAGTGTCTGAAATGATATGTTTATAGCATTAAGTGTACTTATAGTTGTAATACCCGTTATATTAGTATTATCCGCATTTATATATACATTCGGTGCGTCCATAACTATATTTGTAGTACTAATTGTAACTGTATCACTATATAATGTATTTGTAATAGTGCTAATACGTAAGGTCATAGTAGATAAATCAAATAATGATGATATATTTTGATTAATACTGGAAATAGTAACATTAAGTTCATTAATTTGATTAATGACGCCTGCATTAGCAGTTGGCGCATAGGGTGAAACTAAGAAAGGGTTATTATTATTTGATGCGAAACCATTATAATTTGTTTTAATTATATTATCTATATACGTATCGATTTTTCTATCTACTTTATCAGAACTCATTTAGTTACTCCTATTATGTGTATTTTTCTTTAGACCAAACATAAAGAAAAATTCTACAAATATTTAGGAATGAGTTCTATCACCCCTCATTATTATACACCATATGAATCTGATGAAGATACGGATGATAAAACAAGTGGGAATAGTGATAGTGATACTGGATCAGACTCTGAAGATCCCCGTATAAGACGCGAAGAAGATCCTCGTTATGCCCTTATTCGTGCCGCAGGACAGAATTTTGATACATCAGCTCAACAACTAAAATACATGGAAAATGGCTCTGGATTAGGCTCAGCATTATATGATGTAAATACAAATATTACATCATTAAGTTCATTTACTTATTTAAATCCAAGAATGACAAGTAAAACTAGTCTATTAACTGTTAAATCATTAAATAGAGATGTTAATGTATATCCTAGCCCCTTTAACTTTCAAATTAAAACACCTCGTATTTATAAAAATGTGAGTAAATTCCAGCTTGTACAAATTACCTTTCCAAATAATACCACCACTTTTGTTGAATCACCTTATTTTATTGAACAATATGTTGAAGCCTTATTAAGTAGAGGTGTCGCACCAGAATGTCTATCAACGTGTTTAGCTACAACCGAATGTACGAAAGGATCACATCCAATTGCTATAATTGAAGTAGGACGTATTTCAGATAATAGACCATTTATGCTGACATTTACAGTTCCGTCTGGAGTTAGCACAAATGAAGAAATAGTTAACGCACTCAATTCTAAATATGCTAATGCCCCACCACTTAATTTAATTTCATATACCGATTTTAAAAATGAATTCCAAATTAATCATGATATATCCATACTTTTTAATGAACCTGGCAGCTCTGGATCAAAACAAACCGTTATGAATAAATATTATTCTCAACAACATATTGACTCTTTTCCAATTATTACAGACAAAATCGCATATAACACATATTATTATCCAATTTTAAAAGAATTGTTACTTACTAAAAGAGCTCAGCCATTTTTAAATTGTGATCCTTATTCGTTTGAACAAGTATATACTATTGTGTTAGGAAACTTTTTAGGGCTAAACAGCGATATTTATTATAATTTATGTCTTAATAATCAGGGTGCACTTGATAACTATAGAAAACAAATAACATTTGAACATAACCCAGTAAATAAATATAGTTGGCACTATAATTCACGTATTAAACAATTTAATGTTGTTCATAATTCACTACATCCATCCATCCAAAATGATATTAATACTAAATACCAAAACTTGTATACTAATGAATTATCCATACATAATTTAAATGCGAAATCATTTCAAACTCTTAAAACCGATCATGCTAATTCCATGTCAGTATATACTGAATTACTCTCCAATATTAGTACATTTATGCTTGGTTATGGATTAGGCAGTGATTATACTTTTACAGGTATTATACATTCGACTAATATAAATACATTTGAAGCAGATATATTACACGAAGATAGCCAATTTACAAGCGTCTTTAATTATAGTTCCATTTTTGGAAAACGATTTCATTCTAATTTTAACGGACATACTCTTAATTTTACAAGCTTTTTAGACTATCATAGCACCATGTCAAGTTATTATACTAATATAATTTATAATAGCTCTATAATTTCTTCAATAAATGGCCGAGTTAATTTGAATCATCATATATATGTATCCACTAAATATAGTAGTATTATACCATATAATATGATAAATAGTAAATCTTATAACAATTCACAAGGGGTGCCTATTTCATTTGTAAGTAATAGACTTTTATATGCTAATGGACTGACTGTAACAGATCCATCTCTTGTAGCACAAACTATTGAGGCTGCGGCACCAGGAATTTCATTAATTACTCCGTCTCAATGTGAAGTAGATTGTTGTAAGGCAATAGAACAAATTCTAATTGGATATTATAGTTGCCTGCCAGTAGATACGATTGTTAATAATGGAGTTAACTCAATACCTTATCGTCTAGGACTAGGTCACACAGATTTCAATAAAATTAATATTTATAGTACTTTCTTTAATATTACCTCCTCTGCCACAAACAATATATTGCTACAAATGAATCCAGAACAGTCATTCAATAATTTAGATATTAGCATGAATGAAAATTATAGTATTTCAAATGAAACAACAGGACAAGTTCAACTCATGTGTGCTAAAATTCTACTACAAGGTATTGGAACGGGTGATATCTCTGAAACGGCTATTCAAAATCCTATTGTATTTGATAATCCACTTGGTAAACTCGATAGACTAATATTTAAAATGTATGTTGATGATCCAGCAATTACACCAATGTGGCTGTACTTCCCTTTTGATATAGGTATTAATGAATGGAATGCCACATTTCAAATCGTCGAAGAAGTTGCCCTCGCAGACAAAAATGACGGATTCTCTGGAAATATTCCTACAATTCCTATACCAACCGATCCTTCTGGTGTACAATATATGGCATTACTAAAAAAACCTCAGAATTAATCAGCGGGCCTTAGCCTAATAAATAAATATTTATATTAAGAAATGAGTCAGCTTGAGACACCATCAGAATTTGTTAGTAACTATCCTTTTGCCACCCCCCTCAACGGGGGCAATCTTTTTACACCTGTATGTCTGAAAACACATTGGGATCCAACGGAGATGTTGCGCCATATCATTCCACAACAACACGTTGAATTACCCCAATCTTTTCGCCCATGGACTAAAATATGTAAAAATTACGTTACAAGCGCACCCGCTATCCCTGCCCCAATGCCACCCAAAAATATGGTCTTTCCTCCTGGAGGAGAGTTCTATCCGCCCGGTCGCTACTCTGCCAATATTGATGTTGAATCACGTCTGAAAACGCTTAACTACCCCCTTGATAAATGGTGCCCATCCACTAAATACATTCCTAGCCAAACCAGTAATATGTATGTTGCTGGCTCCACTGTCCCTGACAGAAAACCCACATCTGACGCCTTTGTTCATGAACTCGCTATGCCACAAGCACTTCTCAGAACCGATATTTACACATGCCGTTCTGAAAATGATACTAAAAACTTTGAACGCTCAGGCCGTCTCTTTAACAACCCAACCAAACAAGACCGCTATGGCGCTGCCAAATTCTACTCACTCCCTGGCGGCGGCGAAAGAGGAGAACCCATGCCCCACGGCGGCGTTAATGTTGTCCCCTTAACCAAAGAAGCTAAAGTTTCTGCTTGGCCTATTCAACAACCTGGTGGCGCACTACCATCAGCGACTTCTAAAACAAATACTTCACGACCCATTAATCCGTCTGATAAAGGTTATACTTCGTTTGTAGGTGTAACCACATCTGGTTTAGCTGCGCCCGTATGGTAGGTGTAACCTCATATTCTATTACCATTCCTGTTGCCATGTTTAAAAATCCTATTGTTTTAAGAGTCTTATCATAAATTTCCTCATAAGCATACTGTTTCAGTAAAAGCAATATCTTATCCTCCGTCGTTGGCACAAATGTGGGGTTGAAAAACACATAAAATGCCCCCTTCTCCGTCATTATATCGAAATGGATTGATTTCATTCCCTCCAGCTCAAAAGTAAGATTAAAACTAGGATTATCCTGTTCTACTATCCATCGCGGAATCGCGGTCTCTACTGCACAGACTATATCTTGTTGCTCCTGTTGAAATAAATACTGATATACAGTGTTATACTGATAAAGCGGAATATTTCGACCCTTAATTACCGATTTAATTGCCGCGACACGCCAAATATCATTTATAATATCATGCGTTTTTAGATTTTTATCAAGTATCCTGTGCCAACTCCCCAATACATCTGGACGTAGTTCAGTCGGCACCGAATTTCTTACCACACCAAACTTGAATTCAGTTAAGTCAAATCCATGATGACGTAGCGGCCTTAACTGTCCCCTAATCTTAGCAATTATTATAACTGCGTGTGATATTTCAGTGGTCGACCAATTTAGATGCGTTAGTTTTGCTTTCACATATTCGTCCACCTGATGATATTCTATAGCAGGCATCTGTTGCGTATGCTTTAGAAACTTGTGTACTAAATGCTCCAATTCCACCTCATATTGCTGCCAAAATTCAATGTCTTCTCTATATATTCTTAGCGTAAGAAGTGCCTCACTTACTTCTGGCGTACAAAGCTCATCCAATTTATTTTGATAAATCGCACATTCTCTAAGAGTAACCCACCGCATCATTTCCAACCATGATTCTCTTGTGTCATACTGACGGACCCACTGCGGCATAGAGAACATTTGTCCAAACTGGTATATGGATTCTGTTTTAATATTCTGTATAGCTGGTACAATATCATGTTCTCTTAGCTCATTCCAGTCTGCGCCGTCAAATCCACGAATCATATCATCAACACTCATCATTGATGTACCAGCCTCATTTGTACTAAGTTTAAAGGACGCAATATTATAAAACTTCAAAAATGATCGTGGAATTTCCCTCACAAATCTTGACAATGCGCGCTCCTGCCGAGAATAAGTCATATATAACGCTTTCTTGGCTCTTGTCGCCGCCACATAAAATAGACGACGCTCACACACAATTTCTTCGTCGCTCTTTCTCGATGGAAAGACATCATCATGTAGATTCATAAAAAATACAATATCCCATTCTAGTCCTTTCGACGCATGAATAGTCGCCAAAGTAATCCGTTTATTATGCTCCTTTTCTCTCTCTGGATCATAATTTGTACAAATATTGTATTGATGTCCCTTCAAATGAAGCCTCTCCTCGATTTTGAATAAATCGTGATTATATCGTGAAATAACGGCAATATTTCCTATACCAGATCCTATACCAGATGGTAGTATAAGTTTATCAATTGAGTTTACAATCCAGTCATATTCATCCGCCGCCCTAAAAAAGAAATGAACCTCTGGTTTTTGCCCACCCTTCGTATTCGCAACCATTTTCTCCTTAAATGGCAGTGTTGGAATAAAACGCATAATTGAGTTCGCAATTGTTACAATTGCCTCTGATGACCGATAATTTTTGTACAACTGATAATCCTTAACCCTTGGAATCGCCTTATGAAAATTCAGAATATAATCCACAGACGACCCCCGCCACGTATAAATATTCTGTGCGTCATCTCCTACTATACTCATTGTAGCCCACTTGTGAAAGAAGCACTTTAGTAATTCCCACTGAATATCATTAATGTCCTGAAATTCATCCACAATGATAGTCTTAAATCGCTGAGCCCATTTGGCACCGTGTGGCGTTTGAAGCCATTTAACCAAACGATAGGGAAGCTCATCAATGAACGGCTGATCCGCCACCGATTTAGGCGACATCTCTCTTAGAATCTGCGATGAAAGAGCGTGAAATGTGCCAGCGTACATTTTAACTGTACCAATAAGTTTATATACTCGGTGAATCATCTCCTGGGCGGCGGCACGGCTAAATGTTACAAGTAGAATTTTAGATGGATCAATGTCATAATGCTCGACTAGATAGGCAATGCGTGCAGTAATAGTTGTAGTCTTTCCTGAACCGGCAGAAGCTAGAATACGCTGATTCTCGGATAAGGGACTTGTTACAACCTTAAATTGCTCCTCATTTAAAGTAACAGAACCATGTGAAAACTCCAAGATATTTGACATTGCGATTAATTTAATCTAATACAAGACGGTTTTCTATTAGAATGGATTTAACTAAGATAAAATCTGTTGTCCTTAATCAATTAACCAATACAAATGGTTTATACTCTTTAAAGCTACAGAACCATATCTACGGGTGTTTCATTATTATGGAGGATTTGGCACAAGGGAGCGTTAATCTATCAGGTACAATACTATCAACCCCAAAGTATAGTTTTGATTTAGATAAACAATTCTCTACAATTGGCATAAGATATGGTTTCGCAATGGATACCCATTTAGTACTTGATACATGTAGCCCAGACTATCATAATACATGGATTCAATACTTTAAAGATATATATTTGGCGAAAGATATCAAAGATGTTGACAATATTGAAGACTGTCTCATTGAAGTCGTCCAATCATGTGTCAAGACCGATGAGGCATTCTTTGTTACGGCTTGTGAATGTAGTAGTTTACCACAAGAGTGGATTGATAAAGTTATAAATCTGATTACTCCACTGCTGGCAGCGATTGTATTAGAAAAGGAATTAGAAAAGGAATTAGAAAAGGAATTAGAAAAGGAATTAGAAAAGGAATTAGAAAAGGAATTAGAAAAGGACGAAGAAGTATTA